GGTGGGAGCAGGATCACCCGACGGCCATCGCGGACGTCGTCTTTCAGGAGGAGATGACTTATGTCCGGAGCCTCTAAGGTCGAACGATCGGAGATCGAACGGCGAGATGCGACGTCCACGTTCACCGTCGATTCCAACGATGTGACCGGTCGCACGATCATTCGTGGGACGCCGATCGTGTTCAATGTCTGGTCGAAAGTGCTTTTCGATCCGTATATCGGCAGATTTCGCGAGTTGATTCGGCCGGAAGCGGTCGATCGCACGTTGCGCAGTGCCCAAGAGGTGTTGGCATATTGGAATCATCAGGGCGGTGATGTGCTCGGCAACACCCTCTCAGGGACGCTGCTGCTGCGAAAGACGATGAGCAATCTGGCGATGGAGCTCTATCCGTCCCAGGAATGGCTTGGGACGCCGCAGGCGGCGGCCGTCAAGCGCGGCGATGTCCGCGGCATGTCATTCGGCTTCGGCACGACTGAGGATGGGGATGAATGGTCCGATCAACCGGACAGCGATGGAATCTGGAGTCGAGAAGTCACGGACATGATGGTGTCCGAGGTATCGATTGTCGGTAAACCCGCCTATCCCCAGACGACCGTGGCTGTCTCGCAGCGATCGCTGGATGCCTTTCAGACGCTCCGGGCGAGCGGATCGCGGATCGACTGGCTCCGGAAGGTGCATCAGACCAGGCTGGCTCAGTGAGACGTGGTTTCGCGCAGGGGGGCGGCGGGACGCGGAAAATCCGCAAGCTCGATCGGGCGCGGCATGTCCCGACAACACATGGTCGGCCGGATGCCCTGAAGTGGGCGCAGGCGGTCGCCGATGATATCGTCGCGGCACAACGCCTCTATGACTCCTGCCAGTGGGACGAAGCCGAAGTCGTCATCCGGCGACTCTTGAAGCGGGACGGCTTTAAGCAACCATTGACATTCGATGCACTCGGCAGCTGCGCACAGTTCCAAGGCCGGATGGCGGTGGCGATCGACTGCTTCCGGAAAGCGCTGGAGATCGACCCGGATTACAGCGAAGCGAGAAATCGAATCATCATGATTCTGGACGCGCAGCCTGAGACGACGATCGAACAAGCGCGACGTGAGCGCGATGCGTGGTGGCGTCGACACGGCGAGCGCCTCTATGCGAAACGCCGGCCGCATCTAAATGCCCGCGATCCGGAACGGCCGATCCGGGTGGGCTATGTGTCTGGGGATTTTCAGTATCATTCGGCCGCGACGGTGTTTCATCGGATTGCGCTGAATCATACCGAGCAATTCATCCCGTTCTTCTATTCCACGACGCCGTACAATAAGTACGACTCAATCACGAATGCGTACATCTACCACCCGCAGTTTCCCCAATTAGTCGGATCATCCGGCTGGCGCGACATCGTCGGCTGGCCGGATTCGCTCGTCGTCGACAAGATCCTGACAGACGAGATTGATATTCTCGTCGACTTGTCCGGGTATACCGCGCACAACCGCCTTCCAGTGTTCTGCTACAAACCGGCCCCCATTCAGATCACGGGGTGGGGCTATGCCACGGGCGTGGGCTGGCCCGCAATGGACTACCTGATCGCGGATCGCGTCGTGGTCCCTGAAGATCGACAGCACGAACACGTCGAGAAGATGCTGTATCTGCCCTCGGTGATCGACTACGAGCCAGTAGAAGGCTTACCAGAAGCCAACCCGCTCCCGTGTTTGAGTGGCCCGCCCACGTTCGGTGTGTTCCAGCGGTCGCTGAAGATCAACGCGGAGGATATCGAAGTCTGGCGACAGATCCTGGAGCGCTTGCCAGAGAGCACGTTGCTCTTTAAGGGCATGTACTGCGACAGCTTCGTGGTCTGGATCAAGGAGCGCTTCGGCGCGCAAGTCGCACAAGTCGAATTCTTGCCGGTCACGTCTTCGTATGAACACAAATGCGCCTATCAACGGGTGGATCTCAATCTGGACCCGTGGCCCCAGACGGCTGGTGTCAGTGCCTGTGATGGACTCTGGCAAGGCGTGCCGATGGTGACGCTGGAAGGAGAGAGGGTCATTCAGCGCACGTCGATGAGTCTCTTAGCCTCAGTCGGCTTGGACGGGTTCATCGCACAGACGCCGGAAGAGTATGTGGATCTGGCCGTCTCGTGGGTGACTGAGCGTAAGCAGGAACTCGCGGACATTCGGCAGGGCTTACGGGCCCGGTGCGATGCCTCGCCGATTCGGCACGGGTATTTAGAAGCCACCGAAACGGCCTTCCGTAACGTCTGGCGAGAATGGTGCGCGAAGCCGCTTTCTCTCAGTGATGCGCGGTACCGATTAGAGCAGGTGGCCTCATGAAGCGACGTGACTGGTTCAAGTTGATCGGTGGAGGCTACTGTGCCGCGTTGATACCGGCGCGGCCGGTGTTGAAGGCGACAGTGGCTGATCGCTATGCCGCTTATACCGCTGGCGTCCAGTTGGGCTGGCTCGAAAGGAGACCCTTCGTATTGACTGACGACTTCGTGTTGAACTTCTCGAAGTTTGCGGAGGAGTTGAAAAAGGCCGAACGCAAATTGGCCGAGGGGAACCGATGCCTGAACAACATGATGATCAAGTAAAGCGCGGGCGGCCACGAATTGAAGACGAGCGCGCGCTGCGGTCGATTGTGTCGGTGTCTGTACCGCTTCACGTTCATGATCGGTTGATTCGCCTAGCGGAACGGCGCGGGACCAGCGTCTCCGCCCTTGCACGGGACATGATTACGTGTCGTCTCGGGGTGATGGCGCAGACGACGGCTTAACCGGTCTTCTTCCGCGGGCGGGCATCTATGCTCGCCCTTTTCGCAACTGCAAAAACATCTCCCCGCCATCCTTCGGCATACTTCATCCTGAACACTCGTATACGCCTCTAACTGGGTAGCACTCGTACCCGGCTTAGCAAGGTTGGTCATCTCGCGTCTGGCACTTCCAGGGCGCAGACCCACAGCGAAACGCTTTATCGCGTTCGCTTGTCGGCTGCGCCTTTTGTGTTTGAGGCGCGCCCTCAGCGAACCCACGAGGGCACGCCGATATGACGAAAACAGAACTCTTAGAGAAAAAAGGCCGTTTGGCCAATGAAGCCAAGCAGATCCTCGACACGGCCCACGCGGATGGCCGCGAAGCCCTACGCAAGGAAGAGGAAGAAAAATTCAATTCGATTCATTCGGATATTGAGTCGATCTCGAAACATGTCGCGCTGATCCAAAAACAGGAAGACGCGGAACGCTCCCTGACGGAAGTGCAGCAGCGCGTCACGCAGCCGAATGCGGTCCCCTCCGGCCCGATCGAGTCCCGCCTCATTGCGGGTGCGCGGGATCATCAGGACGCGGTGCGTGGCTGGTTCCTCCGCGGCGCGAAGAGCGCGGGCGCGGTGCCAGCGCACATGGAAGCGGCGGCCCGCCGGGTCGGGCTGAACCTCGACAGCAACGCCCTGAACTATCGCCTGGCCACGCGAGCCATGACCGGGATGAATTCAGAAGCCCGGAAGCTGTGGCAGCAGTACCACGAGGAAGAGCGCGCGATGGCTGGTCCGCAGAGCACCACCAGCGTCGGCGGCTACGCGATCCAAGACGAGGCGATGCGCGAAGTCGAGATCGCCCTGCTGCAGTTCGGCGGGGTGCGGCAGAACTCGACGATCCTCCGCACGGCCACGGGCGGGCCCCTGCCCATTCCGACGGTCAACGACACGACAAACGTGGGCGCGATCATCGGTGAGGGTGTCACGGTCGGCACGCAGGACGCGGCCTTCGGGCAGCTCGTGCTGGACGCCTGGAAGTACACCTCCAAGTCCGTCCTGGTCAGCGTCGAATTGATGCAGGACAGCTCGGTCAACCTCCCGCAGATGTTGGGGCGGCTGCTCGGTGAACGACTGGGCCGCATTCAGAATACCCACTTCACCACGGGCACTGGCACCGGCCAGCCCAATGGGGTCGTGACCGCAGCGACCTTCGCACAGGCCACCACGGGCAACACCACGGCGATCACCTTCGCGAACCTGATCGCCCTGTACCACGCCGTGGATCCCGCCTACCGGAATCAGGCGAAGTTCATGATGAACGACAACAGCATCAGCAAGATCAAGCTGATGACGGACTCGCAGGGCCGGCCGCTCTGGCTCCCAGGGCTCGTCGATCGCGCGCCGGACACCATTCTCGGTTCGCCGTACGTCATCAACCAGGACATGTCCTCGATGACGATCAGCGGGAAGTCGATTCTCTTCGGCGACTTCTCGAAGTACCTGATCCGGGACGTGCTGGACTTCACCCTGCTCCGGCTCGACGAACGCTTCGCCGAGTTCCTGCAGGTGGCGTTCCTGGCGTTCATGCGATCGGACGGGGACTTGCTCAACGCGGGCACAGTTCCGTTGCGTGGGTACCAGAACTCGACCTAGGACGTCGTTTAGAAGCAGCGACTTAACGTACTACGCCGCCGGGGAAGCCATGAGACTTCCTCGGTGGCGCGTTTCGTTTCTCAGAGGGCACGCTGATGGACATTGTTGAGCACTTAGTGCGGAGCTTTGCGCGCCGCATCTCGAAAGACGGCGCAGTCGCCATCATCAGCAACGGCCATCCTGCCCTCGTCGCCGCCTTCGCGCACCTCGGCTGGTCCGACCCCTATCTCGACCCCACGTTACTGCCGCCGCCGCCGCCGCCGGTCATTGAATCGGTGGCCATCCCGGTCATCGAGCCGGCGCTGACGGACACCCCGACAGAGAGCGCTGATGGCGACGATCTGTAGTCCGGAGTACATGTGGACGCTGACGACCGCGCCCACCTCTGAACCCTTTACCACAGCCGAGGCGAAGGCGCAGATCCGCAGTGTCCAGAGCACGGAAGACACGCTCGTCGATACCTACGTCAAAGCGGCGCGGCAGGCGGCTGAACACTATCTGGGTCGCGGCTTATTGACGCAAACCTGGACACTGTGCCTCTCGGACTTCGTGAATCTCATCCCCTTGCCGATGGCGGCACCGCTCGCGGCGATCACGACCGTGAAGTATTACGACGTCGACAACGTTCAGCAAACGCTGTCCAACACCTTTTACACGGTGGACGTCAAGAGCCGGCCGGGGCGCATTGCGTTGGCCTCTGGGCAGGCATGGCCCACGGTGGCGAGTCTGCGGAAGGTGAATCGGATCGAAATTGCCTATACGGTCGGCTACACCTCCGCGTCCTTGATCCCCAGCGACATCATGCAAGGCATGCGGATGTACATCGGGTTGATGGATACGAATCGGGATGGGTTGGATCCCGCAACCGGGACCGCGCTGAAAGCGATTCAGGCGGCCTTCTGGACGGACCGGGTGTTCTATCCCCCGCCTGTCTTTGATTCCTACTGATGCGCGCCGGTGCCTGTAACAAGTACGTCGCGTTAGCGCAGGGGCCACAAACCTCGAGTGGACCCTTTGCGGCGCTGTCTCCCGAGAATGTCTGGGCCGCGATTGAACCGTTCCCGCCCGGAGGCGTGGATGACCGGACGGCGACCCATCTGATTCGCACCCGCTATCACGCGCAGATCGCGACGGCGTGGCCCAGTGTCCGTATTGCGTATGCCGATGGACGGACCAGCACCACGCGGTACTTCTGGGTGCGTGGGCTGCAAACGGTGGATGAAGCCGGGGATGAAATGCGGTTGATCTGTGAGGAAGTGCTGCCGTGAGCGTGACACTCCAGCTGCACGGCCTTGAAGAATTGAAAACGGCGCTGCGCAATTTACCGGCGGACTTGGCTGAGGAAGCGGGCCGCATTGTGGTCGCCCATGCGACGGAGGCTGAGCATCAGATCCACGCGGCCTATCCGACCGGACCGACTGGGCATCTCAAGCGCGGCGTGCGCCTGACCGTGGAACCGTCCTCACGCGTTGGCGTCAGTGCCACCGTCAAGAGCAGCGCGCCGCATGCCTTCATCTTTGAACGAGGCACCGCGAGACGAAGCACCAGGAAGGGTGCCAACCGTGGGCAGATGCCGACCGCTCCGGCGAACGAACGCATGATTCCGATTGTCATTCGGGCGAGGCGGCGCATGGTTGCGGCCCTGATTCAGATGGTCCAGAAAGCCGGCCTCGTGGTGACATCATCATGAGCCTGAGTCTCACCATTGCGGTGCCGACCATCGGCCGTCCGACGCTGAAGGACACGCTGGACTCGATTGCGCGACAGGCGTTGCAGCCCACCGATCAGGTGCTGATCGTCTACGACAGCTTTGCTCGGGACGACGCGAACGCTGGCGCCACGAAGGCACTGGTCGATTCCTACGGCTTCACCTTTGTCGAGTTCAACGGCTGGTATCACTTCCAGGGCAATCCGCAACTGAATCATGCGATCTCGCTGGCCCGCACGGCGTTCTTCTGCGCACTCGGTGACGATGATGTCTACGTCGACGGTGCCATCGCCCGGTTGAGGACGAAACTCACGCTGGGGCGCGTGACGCTGTTTCAGTTCTACAGCCCACGCTTCATTCGCGGGAATGACCGACTGCGGTGTCTGCTCTGGGCCGAGCGGTCCATGCGGATTGCGAATCTCTCGGGCTGCTGCATGGCCGCCCCGGTCGCGTCGCTCGTACCCGTCAGCGCGGAACCGAGGCGGGAAGTCGATT